CTTTTTCTGTTGCCGTGCCTTCTTAAGCAGCAGACTATAGTTGTTGTGGAGAGTGATGTACTTGGCGTGGAGACGGGGGATAGCGAGTGACGCTTCGTCAAGCATCACATCATCAATTTTGCTATCTGTCTCCCACATCTCCAGAATTTCTTCCGTAGTCAAGAACTTTACCTTCTTGCGAGCGTTGATAGTTGGGTTTCATTGACGAGTCTGTCGCTTGAGCAGCATCCCAGACATAATAGTCATACCAATTATAACGCAAAACGCACTCAGCAGTAAAGTAATTGACATCAGGGACTGATGCGTCAAAGTTAAGCGTCGTCAGGTTGACAGGCCACGCCTGTCGGAACACAAACTCAGCAACTGGTCGATAGTTACTGGAGAGAATCAGTAGTGAGCAGTCACATCTCCAGTCATTGTTAGAGTAGGCGTAGGTGTCTCCCTCTTCCTCCCTCTTATTGGCACTCTCAATCATACCCCTATCGAACTTGAACTCCTTAGCAGAGTAAGGAGTGGCAATCTCGCGCATCCAGTCGTGCACTTGGTACCAGTTCTTCATGTTCTCGTCCACTAGGAACTTGATGTACAAGTCCTCATAGTATAACTCATCACCAGGGTTGCGGTTCCTGTTGATGGAGGTGCCTGTGTCGGCAGACTGCATCGTAATGGACGGGAGCGTGGCAGACTGACAAAAAAAGTCAACCCCGCGCAGCCGGTTGATTGAGAAGTGAAACCCCACTGGCGAGAGGAAGTTCCTGTTCTCAATCGAAACGTAATGCTGCTCCGGTGGTTGACTAAAATTATTGCTCTGTTGTGCCATGTTCCAGGTTATACTCCATAAGACATACGAAGAGTTGTTGCTTCAATTCCATTAGAAACATCTGCTCTTCAGCAGGTCTTGCGGGATGTCCAGGCCACATCTGTATTGAGTACAGAACGTGGTTATACATGTTTCTAAGGGCATGGATGTCAAGTTGGAGTGACGCTTGCCACTCCTCATTATTTTCTGTTTCTTCCATAGCCCTATTTAGAGGCGATCAGAAGGCGAACTTGGCACCCACTTTGGTTCCCCAACCAAGATCGTCGTTGAACTCTTGGCCTTCGGTGAGGAAGGAAACCTCTCCGTAAACAGTCAGACGCTCGGACACGTCAAGGTTGAGTCCAGCCTTGCCGGAGTACTCGTTCTCGACGCCTTCGCCTTCGACGTTAACGAGGGCGGGGCCGCCTTGGATGTAGTAGCCAAGGTTCTCAGCCACGTCACCTTCGTAACCAACGTGGAAGTCGGTGACGGAAGCTTCGTAGTCACTGCCGGTGTAACCAGCATTGTTCTCGACTTCCACGTAAGGGCCTGCCAGGGCAGCGGGAGCGGAGAATGCGGCAACTGCTGCCGCTACAAGTGCAGTTTTAATCATGATAGTTAATTGAGTGTCTCGCAGAGTTTTGTCCTGCGGATGTCAACAGGCTCGACATGCCTGTGCTAATGTAGATCTAGCGAGAGTAATTGAGTCATTCGATCCGCGCTATTTAGACAAAAAAAGGGAGCCCTAAGGCTCCCAAGATTCGGTTGTACCGAGAATCACATAAGGTTCTCGATGCGGACGCGACGATAGTAGCGGTTGCTGTTATCAGCCAGGCGTCCTAGGCCACGGTTGTAGGGGCCGGAGGGGCCTTCAGCGAAGGGGTTGGCGATAAGACCATAGCGGGTCTTGAAGCCGATGTTAGGCTGGAAGGTTTGGTCGGTGACGCTGCGGACCATCTGCAGGGGCACATAAGGGCAGTAGAACATGCCAGCGTCATAGGCGCTGGTGCCCTTGTAGCCAACCACGTAGTAGTGGGTGTCAGAAACGTTGGCAGAGTAAGGATCGATGTAGACCTTCAGCTTGCCGTTGATGGTGCCTGCGAAGAGGTTGCCGGTGTCGTCAACGTTCAGGTTGGCGTTCAGTGCAGGGGTGTAGTCCAGCACACCAGCCATGGTCAGGGCGGAAGCGACGTCTGCAGAGCAGATGATCATGTTGCCCTTTCCGCGACGAGTCAGTTGTGCAATCGCGTTGCAGTCCCGCTCGATCTGGAACAGAAGTCCCTTGAATTTTTCAACGCTCCAGCGACCGTTGGAGTCAACGTCCAGGTCGAAGGTGCCAGGGGTGGCAACGTTGTTCTGTGCGCCAGGAAGTGCGGTGCGATAAACGGTACGCACAACCTCGCGGTTGATTTCAGCCAGGATCTCAGAGCTGAGGATGTTAGCCAGCTCAGCTTCGGCGTCCAGTCCGTGGATGGCGCGAAGGTCTTGAGCCAGTTCCATCGAGTACTGAGCCTTGAGGGCGCGGCCGCGTGCTTCCACAACAGCCTTCTCGATGCTGAAGCCCATCTGACGGAACTCGTTACCGGGTTCGCCAAGGCGCTCCAGTTGAGCCTTGCTCATACCCTTCATCTCAGACAGCTTCGGATCGTAAAGATCTCCGCCAACAGGATTGGGATAAAGGGGATCGTTGATGGTACCACCGGGGCTCAGGGCGTCCTGAAGGAGTCCCTCAGGGTTGCGGTGTGCAGGCGTCTCGCCGGGCACGTAGGGGTGACGGATAGGAACACCTGCAGGACGGTAGGGACCGTCAGGATTCAGGCCGGATGCTTCCTCGGTCACTTGATCGCCCATGTCATAGTCGAAGGGCGATTCCCAACCAGTTCCCTCAGCAGGGGAGAAAGCGCCAGTGGAAGGTTGCTTATAACCAACCACAGGGCCGTTGGTGCCGTCAGAAGGAGTGCCGGATTCGTCAACAACAGCGATGAACTGTCCGGTGTGTTCGTCGACTTCGTAACCCTGATATTTCGTACCGTTCTTGAAGGTGTCAGCACCGTTCGAGAAGGTGACGTCTGCTTCATCGAAGAATGCCTCGTTCGGGCCGTCAGGGCCGTCGTACATGGCACGCATCGCGAAGATCATGCCGGTAGGACCAGACATGGGCTGCACGCCGCAGATGTCATAGGCGACCAGGTTCGGCATGGAGCGACGAATCAGGCTGATAAGCACCGGATCGAATCCAGCACGGGGGCCTGCGTCTGCGTTGAGGGTGCCGTCCCAGCCACCGGCTGTGGTGCCACCAGTCACGCCCTGGTATCCAGCAGCGTTAACAGACATCGTCGGGGACTCAGTCAGGAGTCCAGACTGGCCGTTCATCACGGCTTGCTCGTTGAGGAACTTCTCTTGGTTCTCAAGGAGTTGAGCGGTAACTGCCTTTCTATAACTATCTTTGATCTCAGGAAGATCTTGATGATTAAGAATGGGAGCCCACTTTTCTACAAGATGGTTAGACATTAGGGGGTTTCCTTTCTAGAAATTTCAATTTTTGATAGTGCGTGACAACGCCTGAGCGTAAGCAGCCATGCTGCTGCTCATGCCGTCGTACTCACCGGGTGCAGGAGCTTCTGCGGACTCCTCTAGCATTTCGGTTTTCGGCTCTTCAGCCGGAGCACCGATGAACGATTCTTTGAGGACGTTCAGCTTCTGTGCATACTCTTCTTCACTTCCAAACTCAACGCTCTCAGCCAGACCCTTCAGCTTGTCCTTGCCTGCCTCGGTCAAGTCCCAAGAGACTTGTTGAAGCACGGACTCGCGTTGGAAACCTGCCATGCGAGATGACAGAGTAACGTTTGCCTGGATTTGCTCGTTCAGTTTGTCTTCCATATCATCAAGTTTAGCGACCATCGATTCAAAGATGTCATACTTCTCATCTGGAAGCGTGACATAATGGTCTTCAAATAGTGACCGAAGGCCTTGCATGAAACTCTCCGAGAGTTCATTGCGAATGCCGTTTTCGACCACAAGCTTGTTCTCTTCCAGCCATTGCTGGGAGGTGTAGTTGAGGAAGGATTCAACCTTCTCGGCGATGTCCGTCACCTCTTCCTCAAACCTCTTAGAGAATTCTTCCTCCAGTCTGGACACTTCCAGCTGAAGCTTTTCGTTGAGGGCAGCCTCAAAGATGACCCGTGCCTTCGTCTTGAAGTCATCGGATGCACCTTGGTCCTCTGCCAGTTCGTCCATGGCAGCACCAGCAGTCTCATCAACCCTGGCGTGCTCAGCGACGCTACCTCCGCCACCACCGGCGTAGGATTTTGTTTTGGCATCAACCTTAGAACTGCCATCAGCAGGGATGACATTAGTTCCAATCTTGCCTTTGCCAGGTGCAGGAGAACCTGCAGAGACTGAAGAATCAGACCTCTTATTGGTACCGTCATATCCTGCATCACCAGGAATAACATTGCCACCAATCTTGCCCTCGCCCGGAGCAGCCGGACCGGGGCCGTCTAATCCTTTAGGAGCAGCACCAGTCAGTTGAGGATCGCTCGTCACCTGGCCAGGGGCACCGGCGTAGACGTTCAAGTCAGCCTCGCTGCCATTCA